CACAAGAAATCGATCTCGAAATCCTTGATATGCTTATCAAGAATGCTCAGACAACAGAAAGATGGTCAGCTCGTATCGGTCGTGTATTCGACTCAGCTACATCAACATTCGGTGATTATGCAACAAACCAAGCAGCAGCTTCGGCATACAACCAACAGACATGGTTCCAAACACTTGGCACCAAGATCCAAAAGGTATCGAACATAATTCACCAGAAGACACTTCGTGGTGGTGCTAACTTCCTTGTATGTTCACCACAAGTCGCAACAATTCTCGAATCGATGCCAGGCTACGCAGTAGACGGTGAAGGTATGAAATTTGCGATGGGTGTTCAAAAGGTTGGCCAACTGAATGGTCGTATCACAGTTTATAAGAATCCATATATGCTTGAGAACCAAGTTCTTATCGGTTTCCGTGGAACACAGTTCCTCGAAACAGGTGCGGTATATGCTCCTTATATCCCACTCGTGATGACACCGTTGGTCTATGATCCAACGAACTTTACACCACGGAAGGGTGTCATGACTCGCTACGCTAAGAAGATTGTTCGCCCAGAATTTTATGGTTTGATCCAAATTGATTCTCTCGGTGACATCTAATCTATCCTAAACGATAGAAGTAAAATAAATGGGTGGTAGAGTTTTCTACCACCCATTTTTATTTGAGTTATATTTTTTGTATATTTATATAGTTACGTTCAGATAGAATTATTTTCTTGGTGGTATGTGCGAAAAATAGATACAACAGAACACATTTGTAAATTGTGTGGATCAATCCAAACAGTTGGTGGTATAAGAACACACATCCAAACAAAACACTATGAGTATAACACAGAAAGATATGTTAGTGAATTTGGTGAATTCAGACCAAAGAAGATGAGTCAAATAAAAAAGGCAGAATCGAGTGATATAATCTGCCACGAATGTAATAAAAAAATGATTTCACATAGAAATCTAATGTACCACATACGACGAATACACAATATATCACATGTGGAGTATTCTGTTAAACATAGATTTGGTGGAAATCATCCTTTGTGTAAATGTGGATGTGGTCAAAAAATAAAAATACTTAAAAGTGGAATAATCGACGAAAATGGAAATAGAGTTCACGCTAGAAAATTTCTTTCTGGTCATAACACGTGTATGCAAGTTGGTGTGCAAACAAGAACAATAGAATCTAAATTGAAGATGAGACAAAGTGCAATAAATCGAATGGAGAGAGACGGTAAACGATTCTCCCCAGAAATATCAATCGCACAACATGAAATATTTAAATTTGTTTCTGATTTGTGTGATGGATTCTCACATCAAGACACTCAGATTTTGAGTGGTAGAGAAATAGACATAATAAATCACGGAATGAAAATAGGAATAGAATATAATGGTCTTTATTTTCACTCGGACAAATTCAAGGATAAGAAATATCACATTTCTAAAATGAAAGAAATGGAAAACCTAAACTATCGACTCATATACATATGGGAAGATTGGTGGGTACGAAAAAAAGAAATAGTAAAGTCGATGCTAACATCTATCTTGCAAAAGAATACTGAAAAGATTTACGCAAGGAATTGTGAAATACGAGAAATATCAGATGAGGAGTCAAAGATATTCTTAAAAAAGAATCACATACAAGGTGGGTGTGTTTCAAAAATTAGAATCGGTCTTTTTTACAATAATGAGTTAGTTTCAGTTATGACCTTTGGGAAACTTAGGAGAGTATTGGGTAACGTTGCAAAAGATGGTTATTGGGAATTATTGCGGTTTAGTTCTACGATAAACACACAAGTTGTGGGTGGTGCATCAAAACTCTTTACTTTCTTTATAAGACAATACAATCCACTATCTGTTATTTCGTATGCCAATAGAGATTGGTCAGTTGGTAATCTTTATCAAAAGTTGGGTTTTCAATTTGTTGGAATGACAGAACCAGGTTATTTTTATGCAAAAGGAAAGCTTAGATTTAGTCGATCAAAATTTACAAAAGATAAGTTAGTAAAGTTGGGTGCAGATAAATCAAAAACAGAGTCTGTGATCATGGACGAGATGAACTATATGAAAGTTTGGGACACGGGAAATTTAAAATATATTTGGAATCGGGAGTGAAAAATTACTCTCTTTTTTTTTACACGTAAACCACAAATTTTGTATATTTATAGTATATACAAACTAGTAAATACTATCATGGAGATTATAAAATGTCAAATTCAATACGTCTGATAAATTTAGTTAAAGATAATTCAATGCAAGCGGTTTTACGAGAAACCTTACGGAGATTGAATGAAGAAGACATTGATCCAAAGGTTGAGGATGAAGTAGAGAAGGCATTTGTAGATGCAATGAATAAGGCAATGACTGATTTTTCTGCCGCTGGTAAGGATGCAGAAAAGAAATCAGATGATGAAAATTTTGTAAAGGCTGCTCTTAAAAAAACACCTGAACTTGAAAAGGTTGCAAATGAATCTCTACGTAGGCGTAATGAGGCATTGGTGGAAGGAAACATTAAAGAACAACAAATAAATGAAATTGGTGTTCTTTTTGCAGTTTCACTTGCCGTTGCTATTCCTCGTATTATTGAATTAATTGGCAAGGCTGTAAAATTTCTTTCTATTGCAATGGGTGGGAAGGGTTCTGTTGGTGATAAACTAGAAAAGGCAGGACACAAATGGCATGATAAAATAATTTCTTTAATCATGAAAGGTTTAACATTAATTCCTGGTTTCAAAGAACTTCCACCAGACAAACAAAAACAAATTGCTAAATTAGTTCATATGTTAATTGTTGGTAGTTTGGCAGTTGCCTCTGGTGTAGGTGCCGTTGATGCAGTTATGCAGGGAAAAACTGCACTTGCCGGTGTAGAGGGTGCATTAACGGCAGTTAAGGCCGGTGAAGTGGGAATTACCAAATTTTTATCTACAGCAATATCAAAAATTATCGGTTAATATAAGTTGAAAATAATATACTAACGGGGCGACTTCGGTCGCCCTTTTTGTTTTATCAAACTATTTATAGTATATGGAAACACTACATTCTAATATAGAACTAACAAGAATACTCGCTTCAAGTTTAGTCACACTTTTGGGTGTGTTCCTTTCTTGGTTCCTTAAATACAAATGGGGTGAGTATAGACAAAAGAAAATTACCCGTGAAATAAAGCAATCAAAACTGGTTCAGACCGTACTTGAACAACAACTAAGTGAGTACAGTGCCCAACGTGCATTCATACTCCAACGCCATAACGGTGGTAAATACGGAACCGGTAAATCAATGGACAAACTGTCAACAACATTTGAGGCACTCGAAGAAGGAGTAAGCACAGAGTTCAAAGAATATCAGAACCTACCAATATCACTTTATTCTGCTTTAGTTGACATTGTTCAAAATGAACGTGGTATATTTCCAGTAACAGAAGATATAGATGATATTTTGACTCGTGCCTTTTTTAATCAAAGAGGAACAAAAACTGCCGTGGTATATTCAATATCACAAGGTACAGATTTAATTGGTTTAGTTGGATTTGAATGGACACATAAACTAAAAAATATAGAAAACTCTTATGTAGAATTCAAACAAGACGGTAAAGTAATAGGAGAAACCCTTTCCAAATTATTGTAGGAGAGATTATGCGAATGAATGAACATTCAGAAGAATATGATGAAGAATATAATATAGAGGAAGAAATTACGGGGATAGAGATAAATGGTATAAAGAAAGGGCGAAAACAAATCAAGAATAAGATACAGTTTAATTTGTCTTTAAATCGAGAACAAAAAGAAGTCAAATTACACATTCTGAAAGATATCATCTCGGTTCTGACGGGGAAAGCTGGTTCGGGTAAAACACTTCTGGCAACACAAATTGCCTTGGAATACCTATTCTACCGTGAAGTGGAGAGAATCATTATCACAAGACCAACGGTATCAAATGAAGATATCGGTTTCTTACCCGGTGATATCAAAGAAAAGATGAATCCGTGGGTTGCACCAATACACGCTAATATGTATATGTTATATGGTAAACCAAAGATTGATAAGTTTATAAACGATAATATAATTGAGATTGCACCCATTTCATTCCTTCGTGGTAGAACATTTGTAAACGCCTGTGTTATTGTTGACGAGGCTCAGAACGTAACTAAATCACAGATGGAGATGATTCTTTCTCGTCTTGGTATGAATTCAAAGATGTTAATTTGTGGTGATATTTCACAAACTGATTTAAAGAATAAGAAAGATTCTGGATTTCCACACCTGTTTAATATGGTTGGAACTGTCTCTGGTCTCGGTGCATACGAACTAAAAACAAACCATCGTCATCCGGTAGTTGATAGTATATTGAGTTACTTTGAAGAGGGGAAGTAAACGGTTGGTGATACATATTTATATGTATATTGGACTTATATTGAAAGAAACACATAATGACAATGGAGAGATATAATGGTGGAAATTCCAATCTGGCAGGGATCTAGCAGTTTTGTAACAGGAAGCACCCCGTTCGGATTCTTTGATAATGAGGCGGCATTTCAAACGGATGCAGACAATGTAGCCGATTGGTGTGCAAAACGTTTAGGTTATCCTCTCGTGGATGTTGAATAACAATCCGGTAACTTTTATACTTGTTTTGAAGAAGCCATCTCGGAGTATTCCAACCATGTGAATCAGTTCAATATTCAACAGAATATGTTATCTATCATGGGTACGTCGGTTGACAATAATCTGACTCATAAGAATATTTCAACAAATCTTGGTGGTCTTGTTCAATTGGCCACCGAGTATGGTTCGGAAACATTTACCAATGGTAATATTAATTTTTATTCCGCATCTATTTCTGTTTCAACTGATACCCAAGTATATGATCTAAACGTATTAATAAAAAATGTAAAAGCACCAACTGGTTCCATTGAAATCAAAAGGGTACATCACTACCCGCCACCTGCATCTACTCGATTCTACGATCCATACTTGGGTAATCAGGCGATGTTAGATACGTTCGGCTTCGGTGCATATTCAACAGGTGTGTCATTTATGTTGATGCCTATGTATGCCGACCTACTTCGTATTCAGGCAATTGAATTTAATGACCTCATGCGAAAGTCAGCATATTCATTTGAAATTATAAATAATAAGTTAAGAATTCATCCGATTCCTACTAGGGACTTTACTCTTTGGATTGACTATATTGTCAAGGAAGAACGATCAAACCCATTGAAGTATTTACCACTAAGTGGTTCTGGTGTTACTGGGTTTGTATCGGATATGTCAAATGCTCCATATCAAAGAATGGAATATACAAAGATAAATTCTGTTGGTCGTCAATGGATATTCCGATATACTCTTGCTCTTGTAAAAGAAATGTTGGGATATATTCGTGGTAAATATGGAACTATTCCAATTCCAAACGGAGAAACAACTCTTAATGCCGCCGACTTACTTGCAGCCGCTGGAACAGAAAAACAAGCTCTTATCGAAGAGTTGAGAACAATGTTGGACACAATGACTCGTTCAAAACTTCTTGAAGCTAAACGAATAGAAGTTGAAGCGCTGGGTGTTTCTCTGAATGCGACTCCACTAAAGATATATATAGGATAAAATAATGCCACTATTTCACGGGCAAAGAGATGCGGGATTAGTTCACAAGTTCAACATGGAACTTATTGTAGATATTATAGATACCGAAATTGGCCTGTACAAACTTTCATTGAATGATACAAAGACAAACATTTATGATGAATCTGATAAGAAAGTTTATCACCAACCGATTAAAGTATCTGCACTTATAAATCGTCAACAACAAACATTTGAAGGAACCGAATTTGGTCAAGACTTCACACAACTTTGTGATTTTGGATTTATCCGTGAACTTCTAAAAGATTTTGAAACTTATATTGAAGTTGGTGATGTGATTGAATATAATGGAGAGTATTGGGAAGTCGATGGTATTCTTGAAAATCAATACTTTGGTGGTAAGAATCCCGATTATTCTTTTGCAACTGAAAAATGGGGTCATAACATTTCCATCATAGCTAACACACACTTGACAAGACGTTCAAGAATTCATATAGAGGAAACAAGAGCCACCTTCAGGACTAATGAAAACGATCTACCGGATAATATCTAATGAAAAACTCATCCCCATATAGAAAGCCACCGTTAAAAAGAACAAGAGATTCTTTTATTGACGATGCAAATTCCGTACAAAATCCAAGAACTGATTTTGGACAAGCACGTAATCAACAAATTCGACGTGACAAGGATAAAGTGCGGAGTTTGGGTGTAACACTTTATGATATTGATTTTGCAATCAAATCATATATTGATCAAAAAATGCAATTAAAAGTGGAAGACAATGGTGAATTTATATCTGTACCGACTCTTTATGCTAATTCTGAAAAATGGGCATCTATACAAAAGAACGGGTATTTAAAAGATAAAAAGGGAAAGACACTCGTACCTCTTATTACATTCAGACGTTCCGCTGTTAATATGAAACAAGAGTTGAGACGTAATAATGTTGCAACAACAGATCAACTTGGTTTTGTTGTGCAACAAAAATATAGTAAACTGGCTCCATATGATAAATTTTCTGCATTATACGGTTTAAAAAAACCACAAGAGTATTATGTAACACCGATACCAGATTATGTTGATGTTACATATGATTTTATTCTTTGGTGTGAATATCAAACTCAATTAAATCACGTAATAGAAAATTTTGTATATTATACAGGTGATTCTTTTGGTGAAAGAAATTTCTTCAAATTTTCTACTAACCTTGATTCTATAACGATGGAAGATAATAATACAACTGGTCAAGACAGAGTTGTTCGTGCTTCGTTTCAAATAACAGCTCATGCGTACCTTTTACCAAAAGATGTTGCGGGTGAAGTTACAACAAAACGACTTGTGTCTCCAAACAAAATTAAATTTGCCACAGAGAACGAATATGGTTTGTATGGTGAATATAGTGATCTCGGTGTAACGAATAAAGATTTTACAGATATATCTTTAAATGGGAGTCCAGATGTGTATTCTACGGAAATTGAATGATATTTATTATTATGTATAATGTTTTATTTACAAAGAGGTTTTTATGTCAGAACAAACAACAAAAGAATTTGAACAACAAGATATCGAGTCTGTAAAGGCATTACAGTCTGATTATGCAACAAATACCGCACAAATAGGTCAGGTAGAAGTTGAATTGCACTTGTTAAAAAAGAGATTAAATGAAATCGAAAACATCCGTACCGAACTATTTGACAAGTATGTGATACTTCAACAAAAGGAAAAGGAACTTGTTGAATCACTAAATCAAAAGTATGGTGATGGTGTTTTAGATTTAGATTCTGGTAAATTTATTTCATCTGTTATATAATTTGAGTTTTTTAACTTATATTTATAATAGAGATAATTACATCATTTTTTTTGGAGATAAATAGTGGCTAATGAAAGAATTGTAAGTCCTGGTGTGTTTACGATTGAAAAGGATCTGTCGTTCTTACCACAGGGAATTGGTGCAATTGGAGCGGCACTGATCGGTCCAACACTTAAAGGACCGGCATTTGTTCCTACGGTAGTTGACGGATACGGTGATTTCTTAACAAAATTTGGTGGAACATATGAGCAATCATATCTTCCATATACTGCAAAGAGCTATTTGAATAATGCCGGTAGTGCAACCATCATCCGAGTTCTTGGAACAGGTGGTTATTCACTCGATTTTCCAGTTGCACTTGCTGCGTCTGGTAGTTGGGGCAAAAAGTTAATTGCATTTTTACACCCAACATTTGTTGTAACGAGTGCGGATAGTGTTGATTTATTTAACAAAACAACACTCGCATCAAACAATAGTGGTTCGTTTGTAATTATGATATCTGGCTCATTCACAACAGATGTTTCTTCATTCACGAACGCAGTGGATGAGAACGGTATATCATATAGTGCGTCTATTGATCCAAACTCATCTGCATTTATCGGTGACCTCTATGGTTATAATCCATATGGAACACACGCGGTTTATAACTACGTGCTGTTTAACAAACAGGCATCCGCATCACTTGCAGCCGATCCGGCAACATTTATCGTACTTGAAACAGGTTCTGCAGCAGCATGGGACTTCACAGACGATTATCTTGAGGCAACAACACCATATATTACTTCACAGAAGGTTGGTGCATCTGCAACAAATCTGTTCCGTTTTGCAACACTTTCACACGGTATACATTCAAACTATGAAGTAAAGATTGGTATTACAAACATTCGTCCTGCTGGCACAATCGCTGGCTCAGAATACGGTGACTTTGATGTTGTTGTAAGATATGTTGACCAATCAAAGGTTCCACAGACACCATTTACATATGAAGATGAAGATCTTCGTCCAAATTCAGTTGAAACATTCAAGTGTAACCTTGATCCTAACTCGCCAAAATTTATCGCTCGTGTAATAGGTGATCGTTATATAACAATCACAGCTTTGGGTAAGGTTGTTGTTAATGGTGATTACTCTAATAAGTCAAAATTTGTTCGTGTAGATGTAACTGACATTGTTAAGAATGGTGGTATTTCTTCTGCACTTGCTCCATTTGGATTCCGTGCTCTTAGTTCACCAATTCCAACTGGCTTTACACAACCACCATCTGCTTCGTTTAAAACGAACCAGACATCGGGTGGTTCTTATAACAAGAGAGTTTACTACGGTTTTGACTACGATTTTGCTACAACAGATAACTTCAACTATCTCCGCCCAATTCCGGCAGCATCGTCAGGTACTGGTTCAAACGCAGACTTCTATCTTGGCAATTATACTCAAGCAGCTGGTGCAAATTATCCAACAGCAGCAACGGTATACACTGGTTCAATTACATTAACATCCGTAACATCACTCGATACACGTAAGTTTATGGTTCCATTCCAAGGTGGATTTGATGGTCATAAGCCACATCTTCAAAAGAAGACGGGTACACACATCGTAGCTGGTAACACACAAGGTTTTGATATTTCTTCAACAAGCGCTACCGGTTATACATCATATAAGAAGGCACTTGATGCAATATCAAATGCTGACGAATTTGATGTTAACATGATTGTGACACCGGGTGTTATTCACTCACTTCACTCTGCGGTAACATCATACACTAAGGATGTTTGTGAAGATCGTGGTGATGCTTTCTATGTAATGGATTTGATCGGTTACAGTGATAACATCGCAACCGCGGTATCAACAACAGAAGGATTTGATTCAAATTATGTAGCTACATACTATCCATGGGTCAAGGTTCTTGACTTCGATAGAAACAAGCCAATTTGGGTTCCACCATCAGTTGTTCTTCCTGGTGTTATTGCTTTTAACGACCGTGTTGCCGCTGAATGGTTTGCTCCTGCTGGTTTAAACCGTGGTGGTCTTACAGAAGTTATTGAAGTAGCAACACGTCTTACACACGCTGAACGAGATGAATTGTACGAAGCACGTATCAACCCAATCGCAGTATTCCCATCAACAGGAGTATGTGTATGGGGTCAGAAGACACTACAAGGACGTCCATCGGCTCTTGACCGTATCAATGTTCGTCGTCTTCTAATTGCATCTAAGAAGTTTATCGCTTCTGCTACACGTTATCTTGTGTTTGAACAAAACACATCACAAACACGTACACGTTTCTTGAACATTGTAACTCCTTACTTGGAATCAATTCAACAACGTCAAGGTTTGTATGCTTTCCGTGTTATCATGGATGAATCAAACAATACACCTGATATTATCGACCGTAACATTCTTTATGGTCAATTATATCTACAACCTGCAAGAACTGCTGAATTCATTATTCTTGACTTCAACATTCAATCAACAGGTGCAGCATTCCCAGGTGCCTAATAAAATAATCGGGGGAGTGTGATAACTCCCCTAATTTTTCTGACGGTATCATATTTATATGAAAGAAAGATTTTTAAACTTGGAGAAATAAATGGCCGAACTACTGGATCCTACCGAAGTATTTTTTACCCCATATGAGCCGAAACTCGCTAATCGGTTTATTATGTACATCGAAGGTGTCCCTGCTTATCTCATCAAAGGTGCTGGTAGACCCAATATCACTTTTAATCCCATTACACTTGACCACATCAACGTCAAGCGTAAGGTAAAAGGTAAGGGTGAATGGCAGGATGTCACTATTAAGCTTTATGACCCAATCGTTCCATCTGCTGCTCAAGCAGTTATGGAGTGGGTTCGTTTATCACACGAGTCTGTAACAGGCCGTGATGGTTACTCTGACTTCTACAAGAAGGACATTACATTCAATGTTCTTGGACCAGTTGGTGACAAGGTTGAAGAATGGACTTTGAAGGGTGCGTTCATCACATCAACAACATTTGGTGATATGGATTGGTCAACAGATAACTTTATTGAGATTTCACTTACGCTGGCTTATGACTATGCGATCCTTCAATTTTGACAACGATTACGTTATATTGATTATTTTCAAAAAAATGTCATAATCGTTTGTAAGTTTGAGAAAAATTCCCTATATTTATTAGTAGATATACTAACTAATATAGGGATTTTTCGTTATGCAAAAATTTAAATGTAATCAATGTGGTCTAGAATCGGACACATACGTTGGGATTTCCCAACATTATAGGAAGGCACACAAACTAAAATCGGAAGACATTCGTGTAATAATCTACAATAATGGAGTTCCGCCCTTGTGTAAATGTGGATGTGGGTCAAATGTAAATTGGAATCATCGTGCTGAAAAATTCAATGACTTCAAACACGGTCATTACGCAAGAACAACAGGTGGATTTTATTCACCAGAAGGTGCAAAGAAATCGGCGGAAACGCGAAGAAAAAGATTTGCCAGTGGTGAAATACAACAATGGAATAAGGGT